GGATAATTCAAGAACGTCGCTCCGAACAACCTATACATGTACAAGTTCTGACACGATTGGTAATAAGCCACCCGATCAAAAATATTTTCTCTCTCAATACCGTATTGAACGGAATTTTCACATTCACAACAAAATCTAGGATTAGAACATTTGTCACAAATATGAATAGTTTCGTGTAATTTATTAGCATTCCGAACAACAGAACGTTGATTGCGAAAATGAGTTTGAGACATTTTAACGCCTAAACGTATAAGATCTTTTATACCAATCTTGGCAATATCGTCTGGCAGGCACTTAACGTCCTTAACTATGGTTCCATCAACCAAATTAAGGTAACTAACCATTTTATCATCAGTCCTTGAACTGTGAGGAATAGCTTTCAAGACTGTGAAATCCCAAATATCGGAACAAACTTGGTCGTCTTCGGACAAACTAGATATATAATCTATAACCAAAGACTGATCCAAGTAATGATACCCGGGAGTTCTAAATTGAGGCTTAACAGACACGCCAATATGCATGTCTATTCTCCTCATCATAGACAAAGGCTCATTAGAAAAATCGCCAGCATTGAGGTTAGGAACATTAGTAGTCAACAACAAAGTTTTAGGTCGGACAGGAATTTTACCTTTAGAAGCAAGATCAGCCATAACGGCATATTCTGGGTTGTTGTTTTTAAACTTCAAAAGGTTTACAAGTGGAGATTCTTCCAACATATCAGTGCGAGTATTGCAAATATCATCTAATACGATAGTCACAACATCAGCGCGATAATTGGAAAAATACTTATCATTTTCATTATGTGTAACAATCTTTTGTGGATCACAATCAAAACCATTGGCTTTAAGAATAGAAATATTAAATAGGTTTGCAGCGGTAGTTTTACCTACCCCAGACAAACCATGAAAACAAAAACTAAAAGGGGCTTCTCTAAGAGCTCCTGAATTTTGGACAATATTATATTCAGCTACCCATTTACGCACGGTAACCAATTTTTGGAAAATAAGGTTCTTTTCAATAGGATGATTAGCACCCGCATGCATGGAAAGGAGAGTATTATTGAGCTTATCCAACTTAGTCCAGAAAATTTCTGGAGTTGTGTCAACGGCTTCTAAATCTCCATTGATCATATAAGGAACAATTTCAATCATTTCTAAATAAAGAGATTCCATAGATTCAATCTCGTTAGATGAATAAAGGAATGGAGTCAAAGATCCACTTACAAAACAAGCGGAAAAGACTCTACCCATCTCTTCAACGAGATTAACGGTAAGGTCCATAGCGGAGAAAGCATTAAATTTAGCAGATTGAATCTGCATATCAAACACTTCCATTCCCTTAATGGTAAATGGGACAGACAAAAACTGACAATAACCGAGCCCAACAATTAAAGATAAAGACTTTTTGATATATTGATAAAGTTTTGTTGTAGAAAATTTTCCAAAATTTTCTCTAAATATCTTAATGGTATCAACAAAGTCATCACCCGATTGGGGTTCAACTGGAGACAAATAAGAAACTACAGCATCCCAAGAGATACTAGTTAAGGATTTAGAATATTCAGTTTTAATGAATTGCAAAATAGCACTGGAAACTCCGAGATAACTCTTAGAGTCCGAGATAGAAATAATCAAGAGAGTAACTCTCTCAAAATTTGAAATGTCTAAACTAATAAAGTTTTGAACATCTATCTTGGGGAGAAATTGTTCTCCACCAACAAAAGGGGAGGTAAGGGAATTTGAAATCTTTGAAAAGTAAATTTTTCTACGCAAATTGTTAAATTTATGAGAAAGATATTCTCTCCTAGAAGTCAAATGAAAATAAGTAAATACGAAGTCAATAAAATGCTTTTGGTATCGTAAATAAGTCGGATTAAATCGAGGATTCTCAGTCGCTGAGTGAGGAGTGAATTTAGGAATCCTTTTATCCCTGTTGAATTTATTTCCAGAAAAGCTCTTAAGAGCTAATCTAATGCGGACAATGTCCGCAAAATCCTTAGGGGTTTTGTTATGCTTGCGAGTTAAAACTGCGAGCTGATTGCGTAAAGTATGTTCCTTTCCTCCTTGGGGAGAAGGAGGGAAAAGAATAGAAAATACGGCAAAAATAAGATAAACGGTGAAACTCATAAGTTCATCGATAATTAGCAAGAAGGACATTTTAAAAAGTTTGTTTTAAAGAATCTTCTTGCCCACTAGATCGACGAACCTATGAACTTCACCAAAAGACAAAATATTGTCATTTGGGAAAGTTCAAGGTTCGCTCCCTATCGCTACTACTCCTGTGAAGGATTTCGCAATTTCAGATTAACACAAATAATCAAACATATAGATTCGTTTTTCCAATATATGGTATGGGTGGATACAAGTCCACATCGGCCATATAAAGTTCGTTTAAATATATGTATAAGACTAATGATACTGAAACAATAGGGAGTCTAATCGGGGTGCGCTGTGAAGCGCCCCCCAGGGCATTAAAGGCTGTATCTTAAATAGGTCACACAGCTAACCGGGCCATAAGGCAAATCAATTTTATATCATAAATATGAGGTAAATGAGGTCTTTTACAATTTGTTTACTACAAATCTGAGAAAAAGTAATTGGGCTCCTTTCGGAGCATATCGGTCTGGTAGGACCTTTAAGGTTTAATGATAAACACCAGTAACAATTAGGTTAAGTTAAATAATAGTAAGAAGGGTTACACAAATGTGTACACTCGAACAATGCTTCAATTCTGCGTCTATGTTCATTCATTCTAGTCATAGGATGAAAGGGTTATGGCTGTAACCAATGCCTAAAAACAATTAAAATTCAAATGAAGGACATATTAGTTACACGTTAAAAAACGTGATGCTAACAT